CCCCTCGAAGCCGGCCACATCCTCCCGCGAGCGTTAGGCGGTGAAAACGTGAGAGCCAACTACCGGCCCGAACACCGAAGCTGCAACCGAGCCAACGGATACAAGATCGCAAAAGCCAAACGCGATCGAACCCGTTTTTTCCCTAGACAATGAGCGCGGAGAGCTCTCAGCGGGAGTCGCGGGTCTCTTATGAGGATCTGGTTCGACCTGTGAATCGGACCTATACGTTGGCGAACTTTGCCCGGTTCTGTTCGGAGTTGACTCTCGATGATGGCCGGCCGATGAAGTTGGAACCGTTCGAGCGACGCATCCTGAAAGAGCACTTTGCAGGGTCTCAGGAGGTGGTGATTCTTCTCCCGAAGAAGAACTACAAGACGACCCTGATGGCGGCGCTTTCTCTCTTCCATCTTCGGGTGGTTGACGAGGCAGAGTGTGTGATCGCAGCCTCATCGAGGGATCAGGCCGAGATCCTGTTTCAACAGGCGATTGGGTTGATCCGCCGTTCTGAGCTCGAGGACGTGTTCGCGGTTCGTACTGGAATCCGTCAGATCCGCTTGCAGCCGCCTGGCGAGGCTCGGCAGAAGTTCTCTGGGGCGGGGCCGGCTGGCCGGGTGCGGATACTCGCCGCGGACGCTGCTACCGCTGACGGTGTGATTCCTACGTTGGCGCTGGTCGACGAATTGCACCGTCACCCTTCCGGTGAGCTCTATGGCGTGTTCAGGGACGGGCTCGACGCGCGTGGGGGACGCATGATCACGATTTCAACCGCGGGGTTTGAATCCGGTTCGCCGCTGGGTGTTCTCCGTGATCGGGCTTATCAGTTGCCATCGTTTGAGCGGGTCGGGGTCCGTAACCACGCCTTTTCAGCGGACCGGTCGTTCGTGCTTCACGAATGGTGTCTGGCCGACGGAGATGATCTGTCGGACATGCGGATGGTGAAGAAGGTGAACCCGGCCCGTCATCACACCGTGGACTCGCTACGCCGCCGTTATGAGTCGCCGACGATGACTTATGGCCGCTGGGCCCGGTTCGCTTGTGGAGTGTGGACGGCGGGAGAGGAGCCGTGGCTCGAGGCCGGCGAATGGGACGCCCTGAAAGTGGACATCGGCGGGTTGGAGCCGGGGGAGCGGGTGTGGGTGTCGGTGGATGTGGGGACGAACCCGGCGGTTGTCGTGGCGGCGCCGCGGGAGGGGGAGTCGGCGGCGGTGCAAGCGTGGATCTGGGAGGGTCAGGTGCCGCTCGAGGTGGTCGAATCGTGGGTGGTTTCGTTGACCGACGAGTTCGAGGTTGTCGAAGTGTCCTACGACCGGGTTGGTTTCCAGCGTTCGGCTGAGTTGTTGGAGGCTCGGGGGTTGCCGATGTTGGAGGTCCCTCATTCGCCGGAGCGGATGTCGATCGTTTCTCAGACGTTGCACCGGCTGATCCAACAGCGGAAGATCCGCCATGACGGCGACCGGGCGTTGCGGGCTCAGGTGTTGGGTGCGGTGACGAAGGAGACTGAGCGGGGGTGGCGGCTGTTGAAGTCTCCTCAGAGTCGGGCGTTGATCGCGATGGCGGTTGCTGTCCACCAGGCCACCCAGGTTGATACTACGCCGCGCCGGCCGAGGATCTACGCGTTCGGGGAGGTTGGCTAGATGGGCTTTTGGAGCAACCTGTTCGACTGGAGCCCGGCGGGGATCACTCCGAACCTGAACCCTGAATCGTCGGTGTCGCCCACATGGAATCCGGGCGACCCTGAAGGGCTCGACATGTCCTCGTTCGATGTGCCGGTGGAGGCCCGTTCGTTGCCGATTCTCCTGCCGACACCGTGGGATGGCTGGCCGGCCGGGTGGAACGTGCCCTCCTGGGATTTCGGCTCCCGGTTCAACGAGCTCATCGACATCGCCTGGGCGTGTCTCGACCTGAACTCGAGGGTTCTGTCGTCGATGCCCGTCTACCGGACTCGGAACGGTCAGATCATCGAACCGGTGTCGTGGATGACGAACCCCGACCCGTCGGTCTACACGTCATGGAACGAGTTCTGCAAGCAGCTCTTCTGGGATTATCAGACGGGTGAGGCGTTCGTCCTGCCGATGACCCGGTTCGCCGACGGATTCCCGACCACGTTCCGGGTGGTTCCTCCGTGGCTGGTCGACGTCGAGATCCGTGGCGGGGGCCGTACCTACCGGCTGGGAGGGCCTGCCGGGACTGATGTCACCGGGGAGATTCTGCATATCCGCTACAAGTCGACCACCGACAAGGCGCATGGATCCGGACCGTTGGAGTCTGCCGGCGGCCGGATGCTCACCGCGGGGATTCTCGCCAAGTATGTCCGCGAGGTGGCTCAGACCGGTGGGGACGCCGGCCAGACGTTGGAGACCGACCAGGAGCTCACCCAACAGGATGCGATGGACATCGCCACTGAATGGGTGAACGCCCGGACGTCGGGTGTCCGCCATCCGCCGGTCCTCGACCGGAACGTGAAATTGGAAGACCACCAGATCATGTCCCCGCGGGATATGGCGCTGTTGGAGATCGCACAGTTCACCGAAGCCCGCATCGCCATCCTCTCCGGGGTTCCGCCGTTCCTCGTTGGCCTGCCGGCTACCGGCGGTGGTGATGGCGAGTCGATGACCTACTCGAATGTTTCCCAGATCTTCGATTACCACGACCGGTTGTCGCTGCGTCCGTTCGCCGCCGACGTCATGGCCGCACTCTCTGGGTGGGCTTTACCCCGCGGGCAGACCGTCGAATTGAACCGGGACGAATATTCGAGGCCGTCGTTCAATGAACGGGCTGACGCCTGGGTGAAACTGTTCGAGGCGGGGTTGGTTGACAAGAACCAGTTCCGGGCGGCGGAACGTCTCCTCGACACGGTGGCCGCTTCGGCGTTGACCGGCGGGGGGATGACCGACGAAGGAGGTTTCTGATGTTGGATGAGACGTTCCTGCGGAATGATTCGGTTGTCGCCGAGATCGACACGAAACAGCGGTTAATCGACCTGATCGCCGTCCCCTGGGATCAGGAGGCCGAGGTCGACTGGCGTGGTGACATTTGGCATGAAGTGTTCCGCCGTGGGGCTTTCGACGGGCTCGAAGATCATGTGGGCCGGGTGAGAGTCAACCGGGAACATGTGAAAGGCGACACGGTCGGCAAACTGGTCTTCGCCGATCCGAGAGCCGACGCTGGGCTGATAACCCGTGTCAAAGTTGGTAACACCCAACGTGGCGACGACACTCTGGCTCTCGCCGAGGAGGACATGCTCTCCCCGTCGGTCGGCTACCGGATCAGAAACGCCGAAGACATCCGGCTCACTCATCGATCTCGGATGCGTGAAGTGCTCCGGGCTTTCCTCGACCATTTGAGCCTGGTCGAATCTCCGGCCTATGCCGGCGCCCAGGTGCTCGCTGTTCGAGAGGAACAACAGTCCACTGAAGTTTCACCGAAAGCACGCGTATTAGACGAGGCGTGGAACCACCCTGCGTACCTGCAGGCGTTGGAGCGTCTCAACCAACACTGACACGACCGGCCCAGAGCGTGGGCTGGCTCACCCTGTGCGAGCGGCACAGCACCGAGGACGTGTTCCCCATCATCTAGGAGGAACCATGTCCGCATTGGACACAGTTATCCGCAAGCTCGAAAAGGAGCTTGACGACAAGAAGTCGGCGTATGAGGCCGTCCTCTCCAACGCTGCCGAACAGGAGCGTGACACCAACGACACCGAGAAGGTGACGTTGGGCGAGTTGACGAACCGTATGGATCAGATCAACAAAGAGCTCACCGAATATGACAAGACCGAACAGGTGATCGGCCAATTCACGACAAGGGCTAGAGAGCTCGACCAAGCGCTCGTTAGTCGTCGGAATGGCCCAGCTGAGGTGGAGTACCGGTCAGCCGGCGCCTATGTCGTCGATCTGGTGAAGGCTGCTACGGGAAGCCGGGAGGCGCAGGAGCGTCTCGAAGTGTTCACCCGTGCCGCCGCCCATCAGAAGACCTCCGACAACCTGGGTGTGATCCCCGATCCGATCGTCGGCGATGTGGTCAACTTCATTGACGCCAACCGGCCGCTGGTCAACTTCCTGGGCCCCCAGGATCTACCTTCTGCGACCTGGCACCGTCCGTTGGTCACCCAGAACCCGTTGATCGCAGCGCAAGGGTCTGCTGGGGCGGCAGCCGATGAAAAGGCCGAGCTGACCAGCCAGAAGATGACGATCACCCGGCTGACCGCCACCGCGGTCACCTACGGCGGCTATGTGAACGTGTCGAGACAGAACCTCGACTTCTCCTCGCCGCAGATCATGGACATTGTCATCCGGAGTCTGGCGTCGGTATACGCCGCGGAGACCGAGCAGGCGCTCGGCACCGAGCTCGACGCCTCATCGGCCACAGCGGTCGGATATGGCGCGTCGCCGACAGCGACGACGATCCGCACCGCACTCTGGTCGGCAGCCGAGGACATTTACACGGCGACACTCGGACAGGGGCGGGTCGTCCTCGCCCTCTCACCGGGACGTCTGCCCGTGTTCGGTCCGCTGTTTGCTCCGATCACCGGAGTCACCGAGGACGGTGAGGGTCTGAGTGCCGGGAACTTCAACTCCGGTCCAATCGGCTCGATCCAAGGGATTCCGACCTACATGTCCGCTGGTCTGGGAACGAACAAGGCGTTCCTGTTCTCATCGGCGGCGATCGAGGTGTTCGAGCAGAGGGTCGGCACCCTCCAGGTCACCGAGCCGTCTGTGCTCGGCGTCCAGGTGGCATACGCCGGCTACTTCACGCCGCTGACCATCCTCGACGGCGGGATCATCGAGCTCACCGCAACGTGATCCGATTGAGGGGGCTGCCCTAACGGGGTGGCCCCCTCACTACCAAGGAGCCCCCTGAATGGCTACAAGCACACACACACACGACTATTTGGGCCGACCGTTGCAGAACGCTTCTCCAGGTGTCACCGACCCGGTCCTTGACTATCTGGGACGGGTAACCACGGCGACCGTCGACTTTCTCGGCCGGCTTCTGGTCACCCCCTGATGGCTGACCTGAAAGCCCACCTGCAAACCAACCTGGTACAGGCGGAAGCACTCGGTCAGACGGAACGGGCGAAAAGGCTGAAGGCCCGGCTCGTCGAGCTAAACGGTCCTAGCGATTCGTCGAAGATGACGAAAGCCGAGCTGCTTGCCGCCGCGGAAGCCGCCGGTGTGGAGGTCGACGAGTCGATGACCAAGAAAGAGATCGTCGCTGTCCTCGAGGAAGGTGACTGATGGCTGTAACAGCTCAATGGTATCCGCAAGGGTTCGGAGCGTTCGCTAACGCCGGGGTCGACTGGGATACCGACACGATCAAATTGGCGTTGATGGGCACCGGCTACACGTTCAACGACACCCACGACTTCTGGGATGACATCTCGGCCAACGACTACGGGTCGTCGACCGGATACACTGCCGGGGGTTCGACGATCGCCAACCGGGCTATCACCGAAACTGATAGCTCGGCGTTGACGGCTCGGGCG